GAGGCCGATAGAGACAGACAGGTCCGTGCGGCGCGACCACTCGCGAGGGTTGATCTCGGCCCACTTACCCTTGAGCCGGACCTTCTCCGCCTTCGTGGAATGCTTGAGCGTAAGGGCGTGGACGATGCGGAACACGTCCCGAGCGCCGGTCTCCGCGATGGTCCGAGCGATCATCTCCAGACGAAGCTGGGACTGCGATAGCTGCATCGCCATCCCGCCCATCGTCTTGTTGGTCAGCGCGTTGTTATCTAGGCCCGCAGAGTTCCGCGTGTAGCCCGTTCGCTGCTCCCGGACCGTATCGAGGTATTCCAAGCCCTGCAGAGCGCCCGAGGACGTGTCCGGGGCCACGAGGGGCATAACCGCCTCGCCCGGATTGCCCGTAACACGAACCACCCCACCGGGACGCGACACGAGGAAGTCGTCAATGTTGACGAGATCCGCATTCACCGCGTACCGGCCGTTGTTCTGCAGATACCGGTTGTCCAAGTACGAGCGCATCAGCGCCGTCTTGATCCGCGCCAGGTCCTCTACGAGGTCGTAGATGGACATGCCGAGATGCTGATGGGGGACCAAGACGCCCGAGAAGGAGGCCAGCCCAACGACCTCGCACTCCTCGTCGGCCTCGATCTCCTTATCGTCCGGCCCCTTGTACTTCAGGATCGTCTGGCCGACAGAGCAAATCTTGCGCAGCTCCGCGACACCATCCCCGTCGCGGTCGATGCGGATGTACGTCTCTTTGAACATCACCCGGCGGCGCTCAGCGACCCCCGTGCTGTCGTCGTCCGTCCCGGCAGCCCCAAAGCGCTCGCGCGCCAGCTCCTCGACCGTATCCCCCTGCTCATCATCAACGATGTCATCAGGGACGATGTAGCCAGCCTGGCGCAGCTCGCTGATGCTCTTGACCGGGCGATGCTGCACGAAGTCAACGTCTTGCAAAGACGGGGTGCGGGCATGCTCGGAGACCAAGACTTCACCCGGAGGCACGGGGTCGATCCGCACGTAAGCCTTGGGGGCCGTGCGGCGCACTTTCACGTCATGCAGATTGGGCACCTCGGGAAGCTGCTGTGCCCCGGGTTGCTGCCCCATCATCATCGCCATGGCGGGCTGGGCGAGCATTTGCTGCTCAAGCGCCGCCGCGAACATGGGGTCGGGATACTCGGAGTGCGCGACCTCCTCGACCTCGCCGTCCTTCAGGAGCAGTTGATACTCCTCCTCGGAGTGGCCGTAGTACGTCTCGACCATCTCGTCGGACCGCACTTCCCACTGGCACTTCACATACCCAGCACGGAGAAGCAGCGCGTCCTTGATCGCGGATACGAGCCACACGAAGCCGTTATTCCGCTCCAGGGCCACGAAGTTGACGTAGTCCGTCTCCTGCTCGGCGGCCTTCTCGTCCTCCTCCGACCGAGGGTCGAACTGGACCACCTGATCGCCGCCCACGAAGGGCTTGACCACGTTCGCGACCACACCCTCCACCACGTCAGCCACGTCGCGAGAGACCACCGAAGACCGGCCCGGCTGCTCATCCCCATACGGCTTGCCGTAGTAGCGATTGATTGCGTCCGAACGATCAGACGACACCGCCCCCTGCACTGAACCGAGCGCCGTTTCCTCGGCCGCAGAGATGGCGGCTAGGAGGGCTTCGTCAGAGAGGCGGTCGCGTTTAGCCAATGATCACATTCTTTCGTTGAATATTGATTTGCTCTCGGACGGTCCGACTCAGACACACATTCGTAGAGAGGGACGATTCAAAGTAGTGCTCTTGCCGAACAAAACGCCAGCGCACCGGGGCACCGCAACCATGGCAGTCGCGGTCGCCGTAGTGAGCATCACGTCCGCAGTACTCGCAGCTCATTCGTCACCCCACAGGAGGTAAACCCCGGTCGCGACATACGCCAACGCAAAAACCCCAACCAGCAGGCCTTGCGTCGGCCCGACCTCGAACCACACGCTGATTGCGATGGCCGGAATCCACAGCATGGTTGAGGTAAGCGAGCAGATTAGGGCTACAAACACAAAGCCCATCCAGCACCACCACGCCTTATGCAGGAAGCGCGCGATCACACCACCCCGCGGTTGTCATAGCGAAGGGGCGGCAGCTTCACCGGCCCCGCCCTGCGCACGCCCTCACACGCGTACCTCAGGGCGTCTATGCAGTGGTTGTGCTTGTCCTCCAGCACCGACAGCACGTTGCCGGTCAGAGGATCGGTCTTGTACGAGTACAGCGTGAGCTCGTCGATCACGTGCTGGCACCGTGGGTGCACGACGATGTCAAAGCTCTGCAGGAAGGACACGCCCTCCTCCAGGCTTCTCGGCCCCTTAATCGCTGCATTGATCTTCGGGAACCCGTGCTTCTGCATGTAGCTGATCGTCTCGGGCCGCGCAGAGTCAGCGGTGATGAACCACTTCCTAGACTCCGGAACCCGGTCGAACAGGTCAGGCAGCTGGTTGATCTCGCAGCCTACGAGATAGGCTTCGTAGTCCACGTAAAGCCGCCGCCCCTCAATCGAACATCGGATGAGGCAGGAGGGATCAATGGCATAGCCCCAGTCAGCACCAAGACGATGTATAGCCCCCGCAGGACGCTCGAATTCCTCAACCGTCCAGTTCTTGAAGACTCGGGATTCGCTGTTCCGCTGGTACTCACCGAGCCACACATGGGCGAATTTCTCGGGGTCGCGGGCGCGGTCATACTCCAGCTCCGTCTTCAGGACATCCGGCAGCCACGGGTTGTCCCGGTAGTTCGCCTGGACCACAACCGCATCAGGCGGTGGACTCTCGCCCCGCAGTAGTACATCAATCGGGTCGGTAGGTAGGTTCGGGTTCCAGCTAAACCACAGCTCCGATCCTTCCTTACGCATCGTCGGTCTGAGAAGGTCCAGACTGCGCTGGCTAAGGCTCTGCGCCTCCTCCACCCACGCGATGTCGAACCCTTCCAGCGACTTAATCGAGTCGGCATTGTGGTTCTGCATGCCCTCGAAGATGATCACGCCCCCGTGCGGGCTGATGATCTGCCGCTCCTGAATGTCGAAGCCAGCCAACCCGTGTTGCGCAATCTTGGTCTCGATCAGCTTCTTGACCGACTGCGCGAGAGTCCGCTGGATCTCCCGCACGCACACCACGTCTACCTTGCGCTTGGCAGATTCCTTAGCCACCTGCCCGGCAAAGAAGTGAGACTTGGCACTACCGCGACCGCCGTGCGCGCCCTTGTAGCGAGCAGGCTTAAGAAGCGGCTTGAACGCCCTCGGAACCTCTATCCGCAGGGTCGACAATCACTTCCTCGATTCGGGTCAGAGCAATAGGCGGGAGGTCATCTGCGCCCCCGATGGGCTGAGCAGGCTTGCCATCCTCACGGTTGGCGATCTCCTGCCACGCGTCCTTCTCGCCCTCCAGCGCCTTGTCCACCACGCTTGTGGCGATCAGGAGAAGGGTGTCGCGGTAGTCCCCGCCAGCCTTGTGGGCCATGGCGCGTCGCAGGGCCTCTCGCCACTCCCGGCCCGTCTTGGCGTTCTGATTGCCGACCGGCGCCCCCATTTGTTTTACCGGTTAAGCCCTTGACCGGTCAGCTTCTCGGGCTGGATAGACATAGCCGCTGTACGACATACCCGGTTAGTCCGGATCAGCGCCGCCCATACCAGCCCAAGCGGGATGCGAGCGATGATCACGCAGGCACCACAGTCAGGTTCAGTGCTACGGCTTCTTCGTCCGCAGGAGGGGCCTCGACATCGGGGAGAGCCGCAGCGGCGGTCAGTACAGCCCCCGACTTGGACGTGCCGCTCACCGTAACGGTCGCGCCAGAGCCAGACACGACGGCCTCGAACGTGACCGAGTAGACATCGTCCGATACCGCAACCTCGTCGTACCGGTCGCTCAGCTCAGCAAAGAGAACATCCGTTACCGGGGCAGGCTTGCCAGCCGCGTTGGTCGGAGCAATCCTTGCTACGAATTTGTCACCAATCTTTGCCATACGAACTCCGAGTATTGGAAGCAACTCAACTGGGATGTGGTGCAGAACCACATACGGACCAGACACGAAACGCTCAACAAAGTTGACGCGCAGATTCAGCCGCACGGCCTCTTGGCCGGTCAGCGTGTAGAAAATCCATTTAAGCCACGCGATCACTTGCGCGCGTCCAGGAACGCCAGCGAGCCAACCGGGGCAAGGTGGTAGGACTCGCCGCTGCGCAAAGGCCTGAAATGCAGCCCCTTGGCGCGCCAACAGGCATCGTCCGCGCAGGCCCTGGCCCACAATGCTTGCCACGACTCCAAGTGCGGGTAACCGACCGCCGCCACGGGTAGACACGGATGCTCGATGACCCACTGCGTCACCCCTCACCTCGCACAATGTCAGCCTGGAACACGAGGCTTATCGGGAAGCATCCCGTCTCGTTTCTCAGATGGCCCCGGTCGATGTACTCGACATGGACCCGCCCTTCCTCTATGTATTGCACGCGCGCAAGCCTGCCGCTCGGGGTGTAGAGCTTGGTGTCTTTAGGAAGGGACTGGAATCGCAATGGGCAATGAAAAGGGCCAGACAGCGTGTGTGCCTGGCCCTCGTCGCGACGCTGGTCCAATACGCCCGCGCTAGGCGCATCTCGGGAACCAGCGTGTCTATAGTAATCACTCAGTCGCCACCTGTCCGCGCGATATTCAGTACAGACCAGCAGTTTTGCAGGGCACAGGCGCTCTCGATCACTGGCGGCGGTTTGATCCTGCGCTCAATGCCCAACCTCGCCATGCGCTCGACCTCCGGCACCTCCAGGAGATTGGCGACGCTGTTCTCGTGCGAGCCCCAGTGGCATACAGGCTTGCGCCCCAGAGCCGTCCAACGCGCTTGCGGCCCCTTGCCCTCTACCTTTGCTAGGCCGCGCACCTTGAGGCTGTGCAGCCCGTTCCAGACGCGCTTCTTGGGCCATTGGAGGCGATGAATCACGATGCGGGAGGTAGACCCGGGCTCTTTCTTGATGACCGACCAGATGCGGTCTAGCGTGTATGGCTTGGGCCTTCTCACGCCGCCCATCCCAGCTCCTTTGCCACGTACTCCGCATCCAGAAGCGCCCTGACTGCGGCGTGTACCTTCAGGATCGGCACGAAGCGTCGCTTGTAGAAGTAGTCCTTCACGATGTTCCTGTTCTCCCGGCCGATCTTGTTCGCGATCAGCACGTCCAGAAACTCGCAATCCTTGACGTTGATCTTCCGCCGCACATCAGGGGCCGCATCCTCGTCCAAGTCTCGTTCGTCCGCCTTGCCTAACTGGTAGATGGAGCCGCAGCCCGCCTCCGGATCTGGTCGGCCGCAGTCGTCTCGGCCCCAGTGCCCCCAGTGGTCTAGGCGCTGGAGTATCAGGTCAAAGTCACTTAGGCTATTCATGGAGCGGGCAACTCCGTTCGTTTACTTGCGCTTGGTCCAGACACGGCCGTCGGGAAATGTCACCCGCACCAGCTCCCCGCCCATCGCCCGTAAGCCGTCTATCTCGCGTGCGAACTGGGGGTCGCTGTCTCTGTTCTGCTCTCGCGTAGGCTGGGCCGCTCGGGCTTTAGCTGCGATGTTTGCTGCACGTTCGGCAAGGTCGGTCACGCAGCCAGCGGCAACGGCTCAGTCGCGTCATGCAGGCGGCGCGGCTGCTTCTTGAGCAAGCGCCGCTGCTCCTCGATGCTCAGGCCCTGCAGATCGCTGAACGATTGCCCGCGGTAGATGCGAGTCATGATCAGTTGCAGGACTCCTTGCCGCAGCTCGTAGGCCTCCGAGCCGTGCGTGAACTTGCTATTGCGCTTCTTGCGACTCATCACACCCTCCGTCCAAAGATCGCCTCCGCCCACGGATCGCGCGCTACCCGGTAGGAGACTCGTTCGATTACAGGACCGTCAGGCTCATCAAACACGTGCACACGAGCCGCTTTCAGCGCATCCTTCTGCTCCGGGGTCAGCCCCGCATACGCCGCTCTAGCGCGCTCGTTCTTGCACGCCCGACAGCAGCGCCTACCGTTCTTCTCAATGATCAGGTTGGCCCCCATAAAGGGGTGCCCCTGCCGACAATGCGTCGCCGGTTGCCTGCTGTCGTTCTTGCAGGTACGGCACTTCCGGTTCCCGTCCGCGCGGATGATCAAGTTCTCACCAGACAGCGGATGTCCACGGATACAGTGCGTCTTGGCTGTGTTTCGGTGGGTCATGACTTCCTCACCTTCGCTATCGCCGCCTTCACGTGGTCCGGCAGCTCCGTCCGCACATGCGGTTCATTCGGCTTGGCAGGGAACGGCGTGTGGCTCGCGGCTCGGGGCGCGTACTCGGTCGGCAATTCGTCATGGAACCGCTCCCCGCGAATCCAGGACGCAGCTAGAGGGATGTGGTTCGTCTGCCGCTGTTGCTGCGCCCATACCTTTCGCCATTCGTACAACGCGGTCAGCACGAAACCGACCTCGCCAGCAGTAATCACTTGGTCCCACGCTTTCATCGCGTCCTTCCTCGCCTCCTTGCGCGGGTAGAGCGCCCAGAAATCTGAGAACCCGTATTCAGGAGCGTCCGTGTTTTCAGTGGAGTCGCGCACGATCTGTAACGCTGCTATAGCCATGTATTACCTCCTGTATAGCTACATGTCCCTTTGGTGAACGCACCTAGCCCTAGCCCGGCGCTAAGCGCGTTCTTCCTTCAACTGTGTCCCTTCGGAGCCACAGCACCCGCCAGTCTTGCGAGGCACCGGCACTAGCTTCGCCACCGGTCTTGCGGTATCCCAGCCTCTCGCCCACCAGTACCGCTATCGCTACCCGCCGCTGTCGTCTGACCTACCCAGCGGATCGCGTATTGCTACATCTCTTCCCGCATCCAACGCGCCAGAACCGTCCAGGGGACGATCCCTACCCACTCCTGCCCATCCCCACGTGCCAGCACGATAGGAATGCGCTGTGGCCCGTTTACGGCCTTCTCCGCCTGTTTTACCCATGCGTGCAGGCCCAACTTCTTCCGCCGCTTCACCTCGATGGCGAAGGGATCAAGGCAGATGTCCGAGCCACCCTCTCGCGGCTGATCCAAGGCGCGCTTGCAGCTCACCCCGAATTCCTCCGCGAGCATGGCCGCCGCCTCTCGTTCGCCAGCCATCCCTTTTCTGCGTTGGCTCGCGCTCATTCGACCGGGTAGTACCGATAGGTCGTGTAGCGCACGGGCATGGGTCCGAACGGGACCGACTGCGGATGCACGGCGCGGTACGGGTACAGCTCCGCCATGGGGAGTCCTGCGTATTCGTCTATGTCGTCGGTCATACCCACCCGTACCGTAGAGGGCTGCGCATGTGATACGGCCACGCCACCAGTCTTGCCTTGGGATGGGGTGGGGTAAGGGTCGCGGTCCAGGTCATCGCACCCACCATTGCCAGATGCGGATGAAGATGGAGGGGCGACGCTGCGTGACGAGTTGCCCTACCGCTCGCTCGTCTATCCGTGTCGCCGGCTTGACCGTCTCCGGCCGCGCGTACCCATTCCACCTGTCGTGTACGCGCATACGGGTGTCGTCGTAGTTGTCGGAGCGGGGGGTCATGCCGCCAAACCTCCGAGCCACTTTGCGAACGCTGCATTACAGAGGGGACTTATATACATGACTACCGCGCTCCATAAAAATCAACTGATTACCGCAATGTCGGGCGCGTTCGTCGGAGTGGAACTCTTTACCTTCTCCATGCAGAC